TTATCTCAGCTTCGGTTAGCTTAAGCTGTGTCTTACTGTCGATGATACTAGCAGCTAGTCCACCGATGGAACTTATGATTTGACCTATCATTTGCTATACTTCTCCTCGTGTACAACCTTAGTAGGTGTAACTGTAGTCTTAGACTCCTTGCCCATCCATATGCCGAAACAACCAGTTAAAGCCCCCATACAGACTGATACAAGCCCACTCTGGGCTACACTGGGGTCAGGTAACGCCATAAACCAATGTACAGCTTGATACGTCAGTACAGTGACTGCCAGCATCATTAGCCTTGGTAGAACTTTCCAATCATCAAGTATCGTCATTACCACTTCCCTTGTTTTTTGCCGAGGAAATAAATTCCAAAGCCAAGAATACCAACTCCTGATACCACCACCAGTATGCCCAAAGTCCACTCCAGAATAGTCTGCTTGATCTGCGCTTTACGATACAGAGTGTTTTGACGATCCTTGCGAACCTGAGCTTCAATCTTGAGTAGCTCTTCCCAAGCACTGTGACCATAGGCAAACTGAATATACTGCTTAATTTCCGCACGAAGAGCCTCCGCCTGTTTCTTCTTAGCAAATATGTCCATTGCACTTGGGCCTGAACTGCCGAATAGTATGGCATACCAAGGTTGATCCTCAGCCCTCTTATGTGCAAAGTTAATATCTGAGATAGCCCCAGCGAACTTAGCTAAGTCATTAGAGATGCCACCAATGTCCTTACCTAATTGTATCCCACGTTTAATGGCTGATACGGCTGTCTGAGCGGCAGCAAATGCTGTAAAAGGATCAATCATTTGAATCTAACCTCTATAGGACACACATAATTATAACTTACCCTGTAAACCCTGTCGTACCATGTACCGTTCTTCTGTAACCCACAGTCGTAGTAGCAGTATTGAAACAGCCGATTACCCCCGTCAGTCCAAGCATGGTTAAAGGATACAAAGGCAAGGACACACAGCACTACTGGCCTCTGTTAGCCATAGCTTCCACTGCACCACGGATAGCTTTGATATTCTCATCAATCCTAGCCATAGACACCGCTTGTGTATTAACAGCAGATTCAAGTCTTGTGATACGAGATTGGGTTTCCATGATGTCGTCACGGTTACTTTCGATGTCCGACATCATCATAGATACAGTCCACACTATGGCTGCACCTTGAGTAATGAGACCTAAGATTAACCCTATAGATAAATTATTGTTAATCATCTCTTTGCTCATGGGTACGTCTTTCGGTCAAGCTCAAAGTGAGGTGCATCGTAGAAGCTCTTCCAGTCGCCACCCCATACGATAGGGATTTCTAGTTCTTCTGCCGCTTCCTTCATAGCCTCAGCCATTTGCTCAAAGCGTTCTAGGTCTTCCCAATCGACAGGATAAGGAACCATATCTACAGCATGACCTGTGATGTGTCGTGAGTTCAAGGTAGTTGACTTACCAGCCTTGAGTAGCTCTCGTTGACGGTTGATGTGGCGGATACCTTCGATGACTGTAAAGTCAACCTCAGTGATCTCTATTGCTCGTTTCACTACAGCGACCATATCGGGGTTAACCCCTGACAAGTTCTGTAGGCTGCGTGTTCCAAGTTTGTATGACATTAGTGTATCCTTATTCTGGTTTAGTAGGCCATGTTGGATTGGCAGGGTCTGTTGTATTCTCTGGCAGATCGCGTAGTTGTTGACGGTAGGTGGCCCATGCAGCTTGATTAACTTGTGCATCGGGGACTTGCGTCCAATCACTATTTTGCAACTCTACGGTTCTTTCATACCGAAGTTTAGCCCATAGCCTATCATTGTCCTGAACCCAAGTTAAAGTTTCTAAATCAAGAATTGTTGGATACAGAGGTTTTTCTGGAAGTATGTATGGTTGACCGTTCTGTATAATATACTCATTCGGGCTATACTTACCTTCAACCCAAACTTCACCGTCTTGACAGTTCATTTCAACGTCAGTCTCTTGAACAGTTATAGTACGGTCAATAAGCCCAGTTTCTGCTTTGTAAATAGTTACAGTGGTCATCGTTTTACCTCCAATGCGGTAATAACCCTATCAGTAGCATATGTAGCTGTATTACTAAACTGCCCCCGGTGCATATCAACTCTATAGGTGACAGAACCTGCGCTGTTGGCCGTATCCATATACGACCCAGTAAAAAAGTTTGTAGAAACAATATAGGGGCTATAAGTTAGGCCATTATACCCAGCTTCAAGTCTATAAATTAAGGTGTTATTTCTGTATAACTTGAAGGGCATCCTGACGCCGATATAGCTGGTGGTTTCCTCAAGTACAAATGACCAAGTAAGTAAAACACTTTCACCTGTAGATGTAAAAGTAAGAGTTGCTACTGTGTAGTCTTGGTAAGCAGTTGTAAATTGTAACAGGTTGTTGTTCACACTTGTAGTAGGTATAGTAACTGCCCTACCAGCAATTTTAAGGGTATCAACTGCTGCATTTTTGATGTTAGCGTTTTCAACAACAGCATTACTAATCTGAGCTGTATTAGTAATAACCCCAGAAGTTGCCAGCAAGCCACCTGTTATGGTGTTGGCGACAATCTTGTTACCTGTGATCGTTTGACCATCAATTTTATTACCAGTGATCTCATTTGCACCAATCTTGTCACCAGTAATCGTACCAGCCGCAATCTTATCAGCAATAATAGCACCAGCATCAATCTTTGCAGATGTGATAGCATTGGCGGCAATCTCGTCTGATGTGATAGCCCCCGCCGCAATGTTACCTGCCGCAATCGTATCTGCCGCGATTTCACTTGAGGTAATACTACCTGCGGCAATCTCAGAGGCTGTAATGGCGTTAGCTGCAATCTTAGCTGTTGTTATGGCGTTGGAGTCAACCTTGGTTTCTGTGATAGCCCCAGCGGCAATAACGTCACCTTGAACTGCACTCACAGCTATCTTAGCGTTAGTAACGGCGTCATTAGCCAGCTTTAGGGTGTCAATTAGTCCATTTGGTATCTGTGCGTCTGCAATAGCTCCCGTTAAGTCACTGAAGTCCTCAGCACCGCCAACGACTTGCTCCCATACAGAACCCGTCCACTGGTACAGCTTGCCATCAGTACGGTTGAATACCTTTTCACCAACAAAGTTGCCTGAAGCCGGGAGTGATGTAACATCTTCAATGGCATAGAGACCTTGCTCAGTGAACAAGCTATATACACCATTCTCAAAGTCATCGTCATCAATAAAGGTGGTTGTCGCTGACACACCAGTAGTAAATGCAGAAGCGTTGCCACTGTAATCCACTGCCTTCAAGAAGTAGTATCTGGTTTCCTGTATGCCCAAGTCTGAGCGAACGAACTCGCTACCACCTGATATTCCAACCTTTGTTGCGCCAGATGATGAATTAGAAGTATTCTCCCAAATCTCAACAAAGTTCAAATCAGCATCAGCCGGATTTGTCCAACGGACAGTGATGTACCTGAAGCCACCATCAGCAGTAATTGCTGTAGGTAGACCCGGAGCGGTCACATCTCCACCACCAGTAAACTGAACATTAGAATAATCTCCCGCAACCCCAGAGGCGGTTACAGCCCTCACACGGAATATATACCCAACGCCATCAACTAACGGGGAAATCTCAATCGCTGACTCAACGGTTGTTGTGCTGGAATATGTACTATCAGCCAGTGCCTTCCATTCAACATCGTAATAGGCAGAAAAAGCATTTGACACATCGTCCCAGTTTAATATGGCGGAGTTAATGAAAGTGCCATCACCTTGAGTTCGACCGCCACCGGAAGCAGTCAGATTGGTTATTGCAAGCCCACCGCCAAGATCAGGAAGATTAGTATTGTTGCCTGTAATGGCACTCTCTTCAGCATCCCAATCAAACGCAGCGGATGAGGTTTCTCTGAGACTAAGTGTAACCCGAAGATCACCAGCGTCTTGGGAAGCCTTAAAGCCCCAGCTTACAACTTCAAACTCTTTCTCATCCCACCCGTAACGATCAAGAGTAAGGCTAACTGTATCGCCAATCTCAAGATCAAATGCGTTCATACCAAACTCAGCACTAAAGGACATTTGCTCCCTAGCACGGAACAAAGTCTGTTTAGCAATACGCTGCGCTGTAGCTGAACCTGTGGTAAGAGGGAGGTCTAGCTGTAGTGGGTTGTCGTAGTCATTATCTTCTGTGACAAATGTGGTAGATGTAATGGGTGGGTACTCAAACTCCGTCCAGTCACCACCACTGTTTGAGCCATTGTCAACTCCA